AATTATATCAGAAGTTGCAAGGAGAGCCATATCGGCTATACAATCACTTGTTGCAATGAGAGCCATATCGGCAACGACAGCACTTGTTCCTAATAATCCCATGTCAGTTACAACAGCACTTGTGCCAAGTAATCCCATAGCAGTTACATTAGCTGAAGTACCTAAATGACCCATAGCTGTTACATTTGCAGATGTTCCTAATAAATCTAAATCAGTAACAATCGCAGAAGTACCTAGTATTGCTAAATCTGCTACAGCAGCAGAAGTACCTAGTAGTCCAATCTCAGTAGCTTTTCCAGCAACAGCACCTATGTCCGTTGCATCTCCAGCTACAGCAGTTACATTAGCTGCAATTCCAGCGACAGTTGTTACATTGGCAGAAATACCAGCCACAGTTGTTACATTGGCAGCTATTCCAGCGACAGTATTTACATTGGTAGTTGTTTCAGCAAATTCCAAAGCATTACCAGCCGAATTAACAGATAGTATTTTATTCGCTACTAGATTAGGGAAAGTTAAATTAAATGTATTGGCAGTTGTAGCTAAAGCTTTAGGAGATAATTTTAAATCTCTTTCTAATTGTTGTGACATAGCCACAATTTTGTCTAATTCTGTATTAAGTGTTTCTACAGGAAATGATCCTGAAGCAGAGAAGTCAGTAGTACGTGAGATAGGTAGTTCTCGGTAAATAGTATATATATCCCCATTAGTAGAGTTAGCTCCTAAAGTAATTGAGCCACCACCAGATAAACCAGCTCCAGCTACCGAATATTTAGTAGCATCAGGAGGAGAGGCATTATAGGTTAATGTTGTATCCGTTCCACCAGAAGTTTTGATTACAACCAAATCTCCATTATTAAAAAATTCAAAAGGTACTGAAAATGCCGTTTGTGTATTGGCAGCAGTATATTGTACTCTAGGTGTAGTATCGGATATTGTTATTGACATTTATTGTATACCTTTTTCTATCTGATCAAACAATGAATCTAGGTAATGTATATTTTGAAATGGAATTATTCTACGCACATTTGAAGCTTTAACGCTTGGATCATTAGTAAAAAGTATATGTTGCATTTTATCTAATTGTGAACCAGTTGGGCCACCTATTGATCCCATTTTTTGACCCATATCACCAAATATCAATCTTTCCAATCCAGTATATACATCTGTAAAAATTCCACCTACTCCTGAACGCTCAAAACCATTTTTAAATTTTTGTGAATTACTCATTTTACTATAATCCATATCAAAAGCTTTTGCTCTTAATTGATCGACAATCATACCAAGAACTAACATTGTTACTACAGCTCCAAAAAAATTAGCATCCTTTTCTTGAAGTCCTCTAATTAAAACTCTGTTTGTCATAGCCATAGTAAATTTTTTAAATTGAGCTACCAACCCTCCTAATTCAGTAGACATCCATAAAGGAGTATCTGCTAATGAAGGAGTAACAATGGCTAAATTTACATCATTTTGAACAGCTAATTGAAATTTTTTTGCTATTTCATCATCCATCCAATCAAATGATTTAGCCAATCGTATATGTTCTAAACTACCATCATTTTGTAATGATCTTTTACCTTGTCCATGATTTTCATATTGTTTTATAATTCTTTTTGCATCATCTAATCCAATGCCTGATTGAGCTAATTTAGCTCTATTTAATTTTGTAATTGTTCCATTAACTAAATTTTCACTTTCTTCTAAAAGACGAGTTATTATCATCATGGTATTATGTGTTTTAATCATTTGATTAAATGGTGACATTAAATTAGCCATAAAAAAAACACCTGACATTTTATTTGCTCCACGCTCTATTTTATTAAGTGTTCCATAAATAGTATCTAAATCATTGTAAGCTAATGCTCTTGTAGACAATAACATATCAAAACCTTCACCAGACATACGTGCTTCTTTTAATGAAATTTTCCAAATAGATTTAGTAATACTACTATTAAAAGATTCCCATGTTGTTCCTAAACTACGTTGTAATCCATTAAAAAAAAGAGAACGCCCTATATCAATTAAACTTGCTGTTGCTCCTTGTAATGATGTCCAAGCATTAAAATGTTTTGCTAATCGAATACCCTTACTCCAAAATTTTGTAGGATCAGGTGGTACGCCATATGTTCCTTTAAACAAATCACGAACAGCTTCCATATCTTTAATTACTGCATTGCGTTCTTCTTGAATTTTTTGTTTTTCTATTTTTGTTTTAGCTTTATTATATTTTATTTCATATTCTCTAGCTACATCACGTATACCAGCTTGATAGCCTTTTCCTTGTAAAAATGCTCCTCCATGAGTATTAGATGTTCCAAAAATAGCACCTAGATATGTATCTGGTAACGCTGATTTATGATACACTTGCATTAAAGAAAATACATCTCCTTCCATATATCCAGCTTGTATCCATTCTTTTTGATCTAAAATAAATTTACCACGTTTTTTTAAGTTTCCTGATGAACCAGAAGGATTAAAAAAATATTCTTCAATATTTGTATCATCAATTGATTTACTTAAATTAATAGGATCAAATTTTTTCCATGCAAATTTATCTTCATAAGAGCGCACTAAATCATTAATAATATCATCAGAAAAAGATGGATTAGTTCTTTTTAAACTAGCTGTAGCAAAAGCTCTCCAAGCTTGTATATTATCTTGTATTTTTCCTAAATTAACAAAACGATTAACGTAATTTTTACGAAGTGGGTCTTTTTTTAGTTGTTCTAAAAATTTAATTTCATCATCTATAATTTTTTGAAATTCCTTTTTAGTAAAACTTTTTGTTAATTTTTCTCCATTACGCAATCGCATAGTAACTTGAATTTTTCCACTTCTAGGTAAATGATATGGTTTATTGTGAAAAGCATTTAATGTTTTTTGAAGTGTACCAATTAATATTTCTTGTTCATTTACTCTTATTTCAGAATCTTTTATTTTTTTTCCTACATAATCATAATATTCTCTTGCTTTATTTTTTGCTAAAATTACTTGAGGTATATCATCCACATATTTTTCATCCAATAAAGATAAAGTTATGCGTTTATTAAAGTCTTTAAAAGAAATTGGATTAGAGCTATTTACTTTATATTCTTTATATAATTTTTGTATGTCCATAATAGTATAGCCATATACTTTATTGTCTGCCTTTAACCATTGCTCTAAAGAATGTGTATTAGGTACTCCATGAAAATTTCCTTTGGTTAATAATGGAGAGTGTATAATTTGTTTTGCAAATTTTATAGCTGTTAAATTACCATGATTAACTAAACGTTGAATAGCGTTCCAGTCTGATGATTCACCCATACTAGCTAATACAGTTTTTTGAAATTGTTCTATTTCCAATTCCTCCATGTATTTAGTTTCATTATCTAAATATTTTTGTGTTTCAAATTTATTAAATGGTATTGTTTCTTTTCTAGTTAATGCGTGTTGATTAATTCTATTTTCATAACTAGCTGTACTTTCTCCATCTAATCTATCAATGTATGTATGAGCTTTTTCATGATTCATGACAAACTCCTCATATTCCTCTAATGTTTTAAATTGATTTTTAGGTAAAGGCGTTACACCTTTTGTTTTAGGTTTTAGCCAAACTTTATTTTTAAAATCTTGAGCTATTTTTTTACGATTAATACGAATTTTCATTACACCATCTTCTACAGTTCTATATGCTCCAACTTCTTCATATCCTTTAGGAGCTATCTCGCCTTCTTTTATTTTTATGGTATGACCATCAGCATTTTTATATTTTAATGTTGGGCCTTCTATCACCTGTACAGTTTTAGCGTTAATAAGTGCATTTTTTTCATCAATAACATCATTGTGCTTAATAAAAGTGTCTAGTAATTTATAATCTTTTTTTGTTAATCCTTTAAATTTAGGAAGTATCATATTAAGAATAAAGTTACCTCCAATAATAGCGTAAGCTTCTTCTTTTGTTCGATCCTCATCTATTAACTGTTTACCAAATTCTTCTACACCTAAAACAGCACTTGTATTTACAGCCCTTCTTATTTTAGTTGATTGATATAAAGGAACAGCCATACGTGACATTAAAAATACATTACTTATATCTGTAACACCTCCAAATATTCTTCCACTAATATAAGCTGGTTGGCTTTGTATTTTTTCAAACATTTCTTTTCTTTTTTTAATTAAATAATCAAAATGATCATGACTTGTAGCCTGAGAAAAGTATTCCTGATCTCTTAAAAAAAAATATCTATGAGTTGGATCAGAATCTTTTGTTACCATGTATGCTGGATCAGATACAAAATGTGGAGGAGGATTTAAATAACTGTCAATTGCCATAGCAAGAAAATTCTCATCCTTAAACCCTTCCATAAAGTCTGCTCCTTGTTGGGTATCCAACTGAAACATTTGTGACCAATCAAATTTGTTTTTAGGATAAGAACCAAAAGTTACATTAGGATTGTCTTGCCAAGTTTCATTAGGTTTGTTGGGAGCAAAGACATTTTCTTCTTGAATAACTTGTCCTTCAAGATTTTTTATTTCTGTCATTTTATAGATTTTTTAGGATTACCCCAATAAGTTAATAAAGCTTCATACCGAGCTTTATTTGAGAATTGATGATTTAAGTTTTTAATTTCTTTTAATGCTAAAGCAAAATTTTCATTTTTTATAGCATTATAAATAGGTGTTCCCTTATCAATATATTCTGTACCAGTTACATCTATAATATCCTGTAATACAAATTGATGAGCTGGATGAACAACAACACCTATATCTTTATAAATTTCCCCTAATGTATTATAGTTTTCAGCTACACGCATATTAACCATTTGAAATTTATCTTCATTGGATATTGTCATTGTTCCATTTTCAATCATTTCCAATCTTTTTGTTTGTTCCTTTTTAGAAACCTTATCTTCTGTCCATACTTTTCTTAAAGATTCAACGTCTGCATCATTTTTAATGTCCAATGGATCGCTAAATAAGGAGTAGTGCGTAAATAATAAAGTATTGCTATCAAAAGATTCATTCAATTCTTGTTGTTTGTTTTGAACACTAATATCTATTTCCGTTAATTCAGCAGATATTTTTTCACTAACTGTATTTTTAATTTGATCATTCCATCCAAATGTTTCTGCAATAGAATCTTTAAATACTTCCCATTTATCCATTAATGGAACAAGAAATTGTTGTTGTAAAAATAATTCATTTTTATAAAAAGCTTCCCTACCCTGTTCTGTGTTTGGATAAGCACTTCCAGCTGCAACACTTAAATCATACCATTTTTTATCTTTAGAAAAATATTCTTCTGTTTTTTGTCTTGCTCGTTCTTGAGCTAATTCTTCCATTAATGAGCTACGAGTATAACCCATATTCATAGAATAACGATTATTAGGTGTCCATGCAACAGGCACACCTTCTTTCTTTAAAACTGTCCAAATATTTTGATCATTTTTAAACCAGATATGAAACTGTTCATTTCCTTTATCAGCAGTAGAAGGCATATATTCCATCTTAATTTTATTTTCATCAACAAGATCATAAATACGTGACCATTTGTCTGCTATATCATCACTTGGAAAGTTCATACCTAACTGATTAGCTATTTCTTCTCCTGACATAGTTTGTAATGTTTGCATACTAAATGCTAACGCACTTGTAGCTAATTGCTCTCTTTTCATTCCAGTAATAGATGCTATTGATGTACCTTTTTTCATTAAAACTGGCCCATTACCAACTTCATGATTAAAATCCATAAAACTAATATCATACTCATTTTTGCTCATTTGTAGTATTGCCATAAATTTAGAATTTTCTAATTTTTCTTTAATTTGTAAATCACTAGGACTTGTATTATTTCCTAAATCTTTTACTAATAATTCAGTAACGATTTTTTTATATTCAATTAAACCACTTTTTTCGATACTCATATTTTTCCAAAAACCAAAATAAAAAGTATTAGCGTCTATAAGTATATTTTCCAAATTAATATCACCACCAAGAGATTTTTTAAGTAAACCAGAATATTTAGCCATTGATACCCATTCAGCAAAATCACTTAAGTTAACTAATTCTTCATTAAAAAAAAGTGAAATTTCTTCATTATTAGCTACAAATTCAGTTATTTTAGTTCTTAATTCCCCTTTTGCTTTTTCATCATAATTATACTGTTCTTTCCATATTTGGATAGCTGGAATAGGATTCATTTGATTGGATTTCCAAGTATGATAAACGTCATGCAATGTTCGTGCCAATGGCATATCTTGCAAGTTACCAACACCAACAGTATTTTTTCCAACAGAGGCATTATAAACAATAGCCATATTAATTAAGGCGTTTTGTTCATCTTCTGTATCAAATTTTAGACCTTCCATAATTTTTAACGTATCAATAAATTCCTGTGGAAAATATTTATCTTTTTCCATGTGATACAAAATAGAAGCTGTTACAGGGGGTATTTGACCATTTGGAGCATTTTTAATTGAATCAGCTAAAACATCAAATGTATAAACGCTATTAAAATTAGCACCAAATAATTTTCTATATTTAGCTTCCATGATTGTATTTACAGCATCATTTCCTTCCCATTGAGTTCCATCAAGCAAGTCTACTGCTGTCAATACACTTCCTTCTCCTTTTGACATATGTTCAACTGCTGTACGAAGTTGGTTATAGTCATTTCTTTGTTTGATTAGTTTAGTTGATAAATCTTCATCTGATACAACCAATCCATCATTATCAATTTTAGTTGCATTTTTTCTTAAATCATTTTCAGAAGGAAAAGTAATTTGAGGATCATTCCAATTAATATTATCAATCCAATCCATATTATCATCTTGCATAGCTTTATTACGAGTAATAAAATCATCTTTGTATTTTTTACGAGTAGCTTCTATTTCATTTTGTACATGGTCAGCAATATCTTGTTTTTCTGTTCCCCAATTTGGATGAGTATTATTCATAAGAATACCAGCAAAGGTTTTAACCATAGCTTTATTTTCCTTAGATAAATCCAAATTATTAATTTCTTTTGATATAGTTTCACCAGACCAAACCTTTAAAATTTCTTCTGCAAGAAACGTACTTTCAATAGTGCCATCTAATATACCGAATTTTTCACTATTAGCTAAAGCATGGGTTAATAAATTTTCATCATGATCTTGCATTATGGGAAAATGAATTTCTTTTAGATAATCTGCATCTTGTTTATATTGTACATGAGCATCATTCCAAACAGTAAAACCTTTCTCTAAAGATTTTAATTGATTAGTAAAATTAGTTCCGTGTAACATTAATTCTTGTATACTTTCTATATTTTTAATACTTTCAAAAGTTATTTGTGATGCTTGATTAGAAACGTTTTTAAGTGTTTCCCAATCAGCATTTGCACTGCTTGTTCTAAATTCTTTATAAATTGGTCCATAAAATTGATTACGTAAACTATTAAATTTTAAACTAAAATCTAATTCATAATCTTGATTTTCGTTGAGAGGAACATTTTTTGCCTGTTCTTGATAATATTCTAAAAATAATTTATCAAATTCTGCTGGATTATTATAATATTTTTGACTTAAGTGTAAAACCTGATTTCCCAATTGCATTTCTGCAATACTGTATGTTCTATGATCTTCTGCATTTTTTAATTTTTGAGCTTCTTTTAATCTTTCTTTTTCTAGTTTATCTGCTAATTTTTTTTCACTTAATGCTTTTTGTGCAGCTAGTCTTTTATCTTCATCTATTCGTCTTTGAAGTTCTTCCCCTTGCCATTTAGTTTTTCTGTTTAAAGCATCATATTCTCCAGTTCTAATTTTTTCATTTTCTATTTTTGAGGCTAAAATATCTGCTTTATACTTATCGTCATTTTCAATTTTATCCTGTAAATATTTAATGGAACTATCAAACAAAGGATTAAAAACTGATTGAGAAGGAGCATTGATACTTATGTTTGAGCCACTAGGTAGGCGTACTGAATTTTTATCTCTTTTTAACATTATCTAGGTCTGTAAAAATATCCTTTATTAACGCTGTACCGATCTGCCCAACGTATTTTGTTTTTAGCTAAAGTTGCCTTATGTAATTCTAATTTACGTTGTATTTCAACATATCGTCTATCACGTAAATACATATTATGTTGAGTATATCCTAATCCTAAATCTGCAACTAATCCAAATTCATTTAAACGCATTTGTTTATTTAAATTACTTAATGATCTGTCAATACTTTCTGTATGAATTTTCATACCAAGCTCTAAAGATTCAACATCTTCTTTTGCTTTTGTTTTAACTTGAATTGATATTGCTTTAAATGAACCTGAATCAAAAGGATCATATCCACCAGCACTAGCATATGTTTCATTATTTGCTTGTATTTCTGATGATTGTTCTAAACGATCATTAATATCTGACTTTGCTTGTAATTGTGTTATTAATCTTTTTGTATGAAGCTCTTGTAAATATTGTTTATTTTGATTTCTTGCAGAAATAAAACTAAGTATACTTTTTCCTGAATTAGCTAAAAATAATAAGGTTGCTGGATCCATACTAACTAAATTGCACCTCCAACGCCATGCCTAAAACTTTTAAAGGTAAGGGGTCATTTTGTGTTACTGTTACTGTTGGGGATTTATCATATCCCAAAAAGTAAAATTCTTTTTTGCCACTTTGTTTTATTAAATCTCCACCCACAGTAAATCCACTTTGTAATATTACTAATTCATGTGCTGAAGCTGAACTAGGTGACTTCAACGATACATCTAATGTATCAGCTACATCTATAATGCAACGCACTATTCTTCTTGGTAATCCAGTAAGTGGGCCAGTATCTGTTTCTAAATCTATAGGCATTGTTTCTAATTCTGGTATATAATTAAATCCTACACTTACACTTGTTGGTTGTGGGTCTACTGTAAAAGTTAAAGTATCACTTCCTGAAACAGTAAATGCTCCTAAAGACGAATTACCATAGACTGCATTAACAGATTCATTGGTATAAATACCATTAACTGTATGCAAAAATCCTTTGGTAAAAGTAATAGAAGCATTATCTGCTGGGGAGGAAGCCAAATTTGCATCCAATGTAACTGTATAGGTATTGCTACCATTGTTTGTAACAGCAGTTATCGTAGATGTTCCTGATACGCCACTAATTGTAAAAGCTTCTTGTATTTGTGGACTAGACGTTAATCCATCCATAATTAAAGTAAGCCCTGATTGAGAAGCACCTTTTACAAGAGGAGTACCACGTTGGGAGAGCGTGGAGGTAGTTGAACAATCAAGGCTTAAAGAATCATCATCACCAAACTTTTCTAAAGTATAAGTAACTACATTATTTAAAGTACGTTTGCATACAGCAAATATATTTTCATTGGCACTTGTAACACTATGAAAAGTATCACCTGAACGTGTTTCCCATAATGTCCATCCAGCTATATCTTCTTCTCGAATAGAATGAAAGACAGCAAGTTTACCATTATGAGTAGAACCAGAATTAGTAAATATTGCAAATTGTTCAGGACGTGTAGATGAACCACTTATCATGGCAATATCTTTTGGTGAATCTATTAAATGATTAGCTAATACCGAAATATTAGTTGATACATACCCAGCTTCAGAATCAGAATAAATAAATTCACGAATAGCCCTACCATTCTTTTGTGTGTAAATTGATGCTCCATCAAATAATATGGGTCTTGTTCTTGAACATCCATATGGTGTTTGTCTACGAAATACAATGTTGCTTGGAGTAATAGCTGATGTATCAGAAGATGTAGGAATAATATATTCTCCACCATCTGTAAAAATTTGTAAGTTAGAACCAGAATATAAATGACGTATTTCGTTTACTGTATCACCACCAATAGCTACATCAATACCTTGATTTGCTAATCCTGTACCTACACTAAAGTTATGATAATCTCCTACTTGAGAAGAATTAACAGAAGATGGTTTAGATTTAACACCACCAAGCCATAGTCTATTATCATGAAATGTAATTGCTTGTGGGTATCCTCTATGAGAAGATATTAATTCTTCATCCCATTCTGCTGTAGCATTTGTATTTACCAATGTTTCTCGAATATTGCCTACAACAACTGTTGTGCTTGATCGTGAAGCTATATCAACTTCTTTACCACCAATACGAATTGTTTTATTAACCCAATTAGCATTAGTATCAAATATTGCACTAGAAGCTGTTATGTTTACTGTTGTTCCTGTAGTTGCTGCTGGAGTTAAAGTAACTGCACTATCTTCATATTTATAATAAGGTTTGTATCGTGGATATCCTGAAGTATGCGAATCAAAAGCAAATAGACTAGCTGTAAAAGCTGTAGCTGAAGTTCGTTTAAGTTTAACAATAGGATTATTTCTGTGGGCAATAAATACTGTGTCACCAAACTGTGCTATATTTAATTCAAATAGTTGAGCTGTTGTCCAGTTACAATTTGTTGTGTAATTACTTTGTACTGAAGTACCAGCACTATTATGAACATCCAATCGGTTATTGGATAAAACAAATATTGCTATTTCATCATCTGAAAATACAAAAGGTAAGATTCTTGATTCACCAGCAAGTGTAGCTTTATACGTTGTTCCTTGTCTACGCATAAGACCACCACTATCCATCATATACCAATTGCGTAAAGTTTGTGCGCCATTGAAGTACGCTTTAGCATCTGTGCGTGATCTTAGTAAAGGGTTAAGCTCCCCAGCACTAAAATTAGATAGAACAGTTCTCATTGTTCTAGCCATATTATCCTGTCGATCTAGTTGATTTACGTAGGTTAATAAATCGTGAATGATCTATGACTGAATTTGTTCGTTCAGAAGAATCAATATTTTTCGCAATTAAATATTGACGTTCAGCCATATCAGAAAATTGTTTTATCATACCTGAATCTCGTGCAATTGATCCAGCAAATAAACCAGCTAAACTATATTCAAGAGCTAAAATAAAATGAGGAGGAAATTCAGCTTCATCCTGACGGAATGTATAATCACAGATTACAGAAGATGAGCTTCCATAATTATCTAAATAAACTTTATCTCCATATCGTTCATAAGGAATAACAAAGTCATTAACTGTTAATGTAATAAGTTGTAATAATTCAGGACTTGTAGGTAATTGATACGCATATGTAAATCGTCCTGTAGGTGAAGCAGTAAGTAAAGATAGTTGTTTTTGTTCAGTAGCAAATCTCCATCTATGTCGAGTAAGAGCAGATTTTACTATATCTTCATAGACAACATTACATACATTAGCTTCCGTACTGTCATCTGAGAATGAAGTAATTGAGTTTGCTCCTATCATGATTAAAGCTGTGGAGCATATATCTACTTTTGTTGTTGCCATATTTTATATAACAAGGGGGGATTAACCCCCCTCATTTATTTTATTTAAGCAAGAATTACTGTATTAAGATTAGTTCCACCATCATCTACAGATACTATTAAAATATCTATAACTGCATTTGAACCACCACTATTTACAATAATCATATCTCCAGCCGTTAATTCAGCGTAAGATAAAATAAAGTAATCATCATTGTCGATTGTGCCTATTGCATCACCATCTGTGTAATACCACATTGCATTGGAATCACCCATTTGAGAGATTTTTTTAATAGGATTGTCTAAAGCATAAGCCATAATATATTTCTCCTATTCTGCGCAAAGCTGTACCCTTAAAGCGTCACCATCAATAACTACTGCTCCCATAGAGAGAGAAGAAGTTACTAAATTAGATACTTTTTCAGGTATATAATTAACTTCAGTCTTTACATCTTGACCTATGCCAAGACCAACTGAAGATTTGTGCCAAGCTAAAGTTTGTCGGTCAGTCGCTACAGTCAAACCAGAATGAACGAACCATAAGAAGCCCATCCATCTTTTTGCTGTAGATTCACCATTCGTAAATGGTAAATTTTCTGTTCCAACATACTCAGCACGAGAGAAGTGATCAATACTCATTAGGTCACCCCATTGAGTAGGGCCAACTGCCCAATATCTTTGTCCATCATCAGGAACATCAGCAGTACCAAAAATATTTTGCATATTTTTAGCTTTGATTAATGTCATACCTGTTGCAGATGAATTTACGTTATTTGCGATTGAAGTTCCAGCTTTCATAACTGTTGTCAGTATGTCATCTGTTTTACGACCAAGTGCATAAGCTGCATTTTGTGCAACTATCTGTCTTTCGTCAATGTTGATCTTCAATTCGTCTAGTTTATCAATGTAATCGGCAGCATAATAATCCGTTAAAGTCGCAGACACATTAGAGTGAGCAAGGTTCATAGCCACTACTTCAGCATGACGTGCTTTGGTAGTTGCTGTACCTTTTGCAACCTTTTGGAATTTTACGCTAGAGCCACTTACACCATTTACAGTTCTTACCAGACTTTTTAATTTAGCACCCATACGTTGATACGCCATGTGTACTTCTGATTCAAACTGAGTAATAAAGGCGTTAGTTACTGTACTAGCCATTTTATTTCTCCATTGTTAAGGTTAACCGATTATCTCTTAAGTTTGCTAAAAAGTTATCCTAATGGGCAATTTGCGTACTCTAAAGGTCTTAAAAGGAGTAATGACTAATCATTTTCCTTTATGCAACGCACATTTATTATTTCTTCTACACAACCTCTAGGAATTACTGTAGTGCGACCTACTTCCGTATCGGTAATATCTGCTGGAATGTCTGCTGATATTTTTATATCAACTGTATTTTCTTCTATTATCCACCCAACACTACGAATAACTGAAGAAGCAGTTGTTCCTACTTCCTTTCTATCGTGCCAAGTTCCTGTATCAACTTCTCTTGTATCACGCCAAATTACTAATACTAAATTATGATCCACTAAACTTGTTCAAATAATTTAGATACACGATCAATATAAACAGGATCTTTTTCTCCATCTTTCCAATAACGAGGATCTTTCATCATGTTGCGTAAATCACCTACATTTGGTTTTGTATCTACTGCTGTTGGTGATTGAGGCATATTAGAATTTTTATTAAGTGCCATTATCTCCTCCAATGCTTTTATACCTTCGGCAGTTTCAGCTAATTTTGTTACAGTATTATATCCTTCTTCTGATAAATGTTTTTTTGACCATAAATTAGCAGATTCAATACGATCTTTAGCATTATCACCTAGCTTTTGTTCTTCTTGAAAACTATCTGGTAATCCAGCTATTTCATTATTAACAAAATTACTAATACCTTCATTATATTCATCTTGAGATAATCCCATAGATTTAGCTTTTTCCCCCCACCATTGTAGCAAAGGTTGTTCTTCATTAATTTGCATGGAAATATTATCAGGAATATCTTCTGGTAATTTTATTTCATATTTTTCTGGTACTTTGGCATTACGTTCCTGTTCCATATCTGTGCGTATCTGTTTTGTTAATTCATCTGTACGCTGTCCTAATTTTTTTTCCAAAGAATTATATGATGTTCCTAATGATTCAACATTTATTTCACTTCTATCTTTATCCCAAAATTTATCGGATATGTATTCAGGTTTATTTGATTCCTGTTCTTCTTGTTGTGTTTCTTGAGTTTGTTCTTCAGCCATTATTTTTTCTCCTTTTGATGTGCATTAATTCGTTGTTGTATTATTGCCACTAAAAATCTTCTACCTTCTAAATGAAATAATTCATTTGTGGACATATTTGGCCCAGCCACAGCTTCCGTTGTAATGGATTTTAAATAAGATAATACCTGTTTACCATTATCATCCTTAAATACTGAAGCTATTAATTGATTAATTAATTTTTCATTTTCAGGAGATCGTTGATATCCGTCAATTGAATTAACTGGTTTTTTAGCTGATCTGTTGTCCTTGAGGTGATCCCATGAGGTCATTTCCTTCTCCTTCTAGTTGTCCTTGTTGTGCCATACTTTGCATTTGTTGGGCTAGTTGTGCTTGTTCCTGTTCATCACGAAGTAATTTTTCAGGAATATTCATTAATTTACCAATATGACGAGCCACAGCATCTTGATTAACAATTAAGTTAAGCATTTGTGGGCCAAACGTTGTACCAATAATTTCATGAAATCTATTTATATCACTTATATCTTGTTGATATTGTGATCTTGCTAATGGAGATACAGCTTGTATTTTAACTTCTCTACCATTAACTAAAGGTAAATCTATTCTACCTTGTTCTTTTAAAATTCTTATAACTCGTCTTAAAATAGGAATAACAAATTCAGATTGAAGTCTACCAAATGATGAACCAATCTGTCTTGACAAATCTGCCATACGTTCTGCTACTTCTGTTGCTGTCATAGGTGTACCTTCTGGTCTACCAAGTGTTTCCATGTACAATGCTTTTTTAATATTAGCCCTCATATCCTCTAGTACCAATTGAGCGACATCAAATCGTCCAGCCGAATTAATAGGTTGCAAACCTCTTGAATTTGGTGCGATTGGAATGAGAGAACCTGGTACTAGTTGGATATTATCAGGATTAACTATTCCATCATCTTCTACTTGGTAAATACCAGATATAGCCATCTGTGCATTTTCTAAAATTAATTGTATCGTTAAGTTACACGTTTTAATTGCAGATATGGCATTAAAGATTGGACCACGTCCATATACTTCGCCTGATGCTTTATTCCATCTAAATGTTATGTAGGGATTAGACCCTACACCTTCAAACATTTCTTCAAATACAATTATTTTTTTCTCCAATAGAATTACACAATGTTTATATTTTTCAACATTGGGTTCATCATATACTCTGTATACACCATCAATTAATGTACACTTTTTATCAGGATTCATAGATTGTAAAACATCTTCAGGTATAGTTGCTTTTGGATATATAATTTTAATTTCACTTATTTTACATTTACGTTTACGAAAAACTGTATCAATCGTATTCATTGGGCCATTGTCCAAAATTAAATGTGGCAAAGGAATAGCTGAAAATTTTATTGGATTAACTGCATCACCTTCTTCTATTAACATACATCCAGTACCAACTGCCAAATCCATAAAAGCTTCGTGTACCTCTGAATTAAAATTACTTGAACTTAATAATTCAAATACATACTGTGTAATTTTATCTAAAGCTCCATTAACTTCTTCAATATTATCTTCAGGAACTTCTGAACCAGCTTCAAAGTTTGCCCATCTTGCAAACGTAGGAACGATACCAGCTTGTAATCGACTAGCAAATTCTTGTATACCTACAACTGCTGTTTCATCAAATATTTTATCGGTACGTTTTTGACCAGATTCTTCATCATAGAATGATTCTCGTTGAGGTAAGCAATATTCATATGCTTCTTCAAACTTATCTTTCCATTGTAATTTAAGAGCATCAGCTTCTTTATAACGTTTTAATATAGCTTCTACTTTTGAATTAGAAGCTACTTTAGGACTTATATCTATATTTGTTTCCATAATTAACTATAAAATGTTCTTTTATCTGTTGATTCATCTGAATATTGTCCAGCAAAATATCGACCTGTGTTCTTATTTGTTGATTTTTTCTTATTTTTTTTATTTGTATCTTGTTCTGTTGTTCCCATAGATAAATTTGCTGTTTCATTATTTGCTGTTTCATTACCCCCAGTATTACGAGCTTTAAAAGCTTTGTCACTTTTTAAATTTTTATTAAATTTATTTCTATAACCACCATAAGTGCCTTGCATTGTATCTGCTGCTATTCCTCTCATTATTTGTCCTCCAACCATTGGAACTGTAAAAGATAATCCAGCTATTAATGCTCCTTGTAATTTTTTTTGACTTTCAAACATTTGTTCTGAAATAGGTATACTTCCAGCAATAGTATCTCTATTTCCAGTACCTAAAGCTACAGCATGATCTCCATATTTCATTTTTTTTCCTTTGGAAGTAAGCCAATAACTTCCAGTTTTACTTTTTTTAGCCTCACCAATAGATACTAAATATTCATTAGTGGCTTTAGAAACTTCTTCTCCATACATACCTGTTCCACCTTTTTTACTTTTCAAAGCATAGGAATCTACAATTCCTTCTGTTGGATGTTTTTTTTGATTGAACCCAATATCTTTTTTAACTTTCTTTGTACCAGCTTTAATTACATTTGGATTAATTTCATTTCTTCTTCTATTAGTTTCTTTTCTACCATCACCTCTGCCACCACCACCAGAATTAGAATTTGTTGATTTTTTACTTCCCATTATGAATACTTATTACCTTCATCATCATAAAATCCTCTACCACCAGCTTTGGAAAACATAGACCTTGAACCTACCATGCCTTTAGCAATTCTTCTTTTACGTTCATCTCGTGCTTCTTCTTTTGTTTTACGATCTTTTTCTTCTGTTTCCATCTGACGTTTAATCATTCTGTCAGTTTCTGTTTCCTCGTATTCAGGTCTTTTTAATATGCCCATTATGGTTTCTTTTTTGCTTTAATTGCTTTTCCATATTTCTTTTTTGCTTTTTCAGCATTGTAAATTCTTCTTTTTGCTATTGGTGTCATATCATGCCACCATTTTTGCATATCAGCAACTGCGTTACTTTCTCCAAGTAATACTGCTTCATAAGGATCAGTTTTTGCCATATTAATATCCTTTAGGTTTAGGCTTTGGTCTAGGTTTAGGTTTTTTTGCCATAAGAATTAATCT